CTGATAATGTTGCATGTCTTTTGTCCATGCACTAGGATAACGGAAAGTGTCTAAAAACATTTCTTGATATGAAAGTCTATCAGGAACCATAACCATAGTGTCGAGTATCAATGCTTCATAGCCAGATATTCCTAACGTTTCCTGTAAATTTGCTGAAAATACTAACTTTGATTCTGCAAGTAAGTTATGATATTCATATTTTTTTAATTGTTTTTCTTGACACACCACAAAGTTGTACTGCGGTAGTGCCTCTTTCAGATCATAAAATATCTCTGGTTGTTTCTCTGGAGCGATACGATGTGGAAAGACAATGGTGTTTTTCTTAGTAACACCCTTATACGCTTCAAGTTCAGCATCAAAATATTCCATTGGCCATCCTGTGCGTACAACTTTTTCTGGTTGCACGTTGTTAAATGTTTTGTTCCATAGTTTTATATGGAAGTCTGTGGCATAAAAATTATGATCATAACACTCGAACATGCTATGTTCTGCATGCCTTACCCACGGTTTGTCACCAATCAGTCGGCCAAGAAAGTCTGCTGGATCATATGAACCAGCATGCCACATGCCGCCAATGCTAATATTAATACCCAACAGCTCAGCCATATACCTAAGCTGAATAACAGTTGGATTCCAAGCGTCAGTGTACAAAAAGTAATCGCCGTCATTAATTTTACCTTCGCAAAATAATGTTGCAATTTGTTCCAGTTGATTAGATTTATATACATTTGTTCCTCCAAAATTTAAAAATGCTCCTGGGGTTGTTGCTTGTGGAGTATCACCACCTGATATTGTAGTCACCTTGGATTGCGTGTGTTTTTGTATCTGCCATGGCAAATATTTTTTCCATTCAGACGTGTATCTTGTTTCTACTGCTTCGATATCAACAATATAAATCATCCGTGTATGCTTTCCTCTCGTGTTTTAGTTGTGTATTTGGTAGCCATGTAAGTTACTAATTTTGGATCTTTGAATGAAAAACACACTTCATCACAACCAGCATCTTCAAAATAAAAATCTTGTCCATAGGTGTATCCTTGGCGGCCAAGATCATTTGACACAATGCATCCAACATCAAAGTCTGTGTAGTTTCCGTTCAGTGCACCACCTTCTGTGTCATAGTAACCGCCACGTGTTGTGGTCTTATCTGACGCAACTACTACAGTATGTTCATATCTATAAGGCCCTGGATTACTCATTAGTTTGTTTGTTTTTCATAAGTTATTAAACATCCGTTTTCACCATCTTCTGACACTTCAATTGTAAGTTGTCGGCCAGGATATCTAGCCTGTATAGTTTTTGCTAGTTCATCTGCCATCATTTCACAGGATTTGTAATCAAGTTCAAGTGTGCCATTATATAGACCTTCTAACCATCTTTTGAACAAAATAAATTCAATATCTCTATCATCATGGAACACTTCAATCATTACTTTAAAATGAAACATGTGTCTGTGAGGATAACCTAAAAAGTCTACTGCTTTTAGTTCAGGATCAGTTAGAGCTGCCGGATACTTATGGATACCCTCCTTTTGAAATGTCACCCATATATTTTTCATATTGTGCTATCGCCTCCATATTGTTCCCAATCTGTGAAATGAGTTTCATCAATCATATCACGAACTGACCAACACCATACTCCTGGATTAGTTGCTTTAAAATCCTTGTCATCAATTTTTATAACCACGTTGCCTTGCATTTCCAATACGTCATCCATGCGTAGTCCATATACTAACGTAAATTTTTTATTTGTCAATAATTTTTGAATATTTTCAAATCTTAGATTAGGTGATGTATCAAATGTAACCCAATATCCTTTATCTAAAAAATATTGTAGTTGATTGTGTATAGCCTCTACTTCTTCGCCGGCCAGCACTTTAAAGGAATGGTTTGCCCCAAAATAAATGTGTTTGCATTTGTTTTTTTCAGCGTGTTTTAACACTGTTGCTGTGCGTTGAAGACCAACAACAAACAAAGTTTGCATGCCTTTGGTTGGAGTAGTTTCAACCTCTTTGCCGACAAAAAATGTAGCGTCTTCTTTGACGCCATCTATGTAATCACGTTTCATCTCGATCCAGTTCTTGTAATATTTCTTTATACTTTAGTTTCATTTTTTTAGCATCCAATAGTTCTGCTTTATGGGCCCATTCCCGCACTTTTTCACGCTGTGCCTCCATTTGTTTTACTTTCTTTTTCAAAGATTTTAATTCTTGTTTAATTTCTTCTTTAGTCATCATTGTTGAGTCGTTGTGTAACATTATACCTCCTCAAATAGGTTATTAAATTGTGTTGAAGCATTTACTGTTTTTTTTCCTGTTGCTCCTCTAGTCCCTATTATACTCATCCAATACTTTGAATACTCTTGTATTATAGCATCTGCTACAGTTCTGTCACTAGTAGAAAATATTGCTTCAACTATATCTTTAAACATCACTCTATCAAAAGTTTCATTTACCAACATATTTGGTATAGATCCCTTATCGTATTGTCTGTTTGCTTCTTGCACAGCGTTAATGTGCATCCATACATTATGGCACATTAATATTGCATAGGAAAATGAATCCCATGATGTCTTTCCTTCTTTACCTATTTTATTGAGATCTCCAGGTCCATAAATGCAAATGTCTTTTGCTAATAAGTCCTTTGTTACAGGTGAATCTTGGAAGGAATGATATTTTGCTTCATCAATAAAAACTTTTGAAAATTTTTCTTGATTAGTTGAATGTGCTTTGTTGTCTATTGAAGCCACCATTCTGTATACCCATTTTTGTCTATCTGGCGTTTCCACATTGCAATATACTTGTCCATTTGCTGTGGCAAGGAATGGACTAGCACAATCAAAAGTCACAGTAAAATTAGGATTATGATGTTTCCTTACTGCTCTTTGTATGTCAGTTAATAGTGTTGCCCATTCAAGTTTTGATGTCCCCAAGAAGTGCATGTAGTCATGAACACCTTTTTCTAATAGTCCATCAAAACGTAATGCAACCAATCTTTTAAGCACTAGATGTATATCACACATGTTTTGTCCTCCCATCGACCAACCATTAAAGTGTGTATCAGGATACTGTTTGGGATCACAGTATTTTTTCATGCGTTCATACCAGTCGTCTGCTTCTGTATGGTTTTCACCTTGTAACACATTTAAAAATTTACAAGCGCCACTTCTATGTTTCATAAAGTATTCATTATTGATATTAGTTGCTTGGCATGCCTCTTCATACGTGGATATGCCAGTAGCTTGTTGTCCCTTTGGAGAACGTGCGACCCAGGCAGGGATATCTAGTATCATACCATAGTCCATGTACGCATCCATCCACGCCAATACTTGTTCACGTTTCTTTTGTGCTTTGGGACACGTTGGATTTTTCCAATCTCCCTCCCATACACCTTTGCCGATTTGAAATCCTCCAGAGTCACCTAACAACCATGTGTTTGCACGATCTCTGTTTCGGATCATATCTTCTTTTGGCACATCTTTATGAATATCAAGTTCAGCATGTCCGGCAGAATATAAACTCCAATTGTATTGGAACATGCTTTTATCCTTGTTGAGCCAATTCATTGATTCAACATTGTTAGGAAAATGTTTAGGTATGCGATTGTTATCTACATATTCTTCGTGTCGTTGTTTGCCAATAAAGGTTGCAAAAAATCCACTGATTGCAGGGAGAAACACCGCAAAGTCAGATTGCTGTTCAGTGAGATTAGTGTGCATGTGTTACTTGCTTTGTGCAGGCAAAATGTACTGATATTTGGCTAGTCCAGAATCAAGTGTTATTTGTGCCGCACCATCATCCGAAAAGGACACTTCACAATCATTAGATTCAATCAACTTTAATATCTGTGTAAATTGTGCAACTGGCCATGACCAGGACTTTTCTAACTTGCCTGTGATTCCTTGTGCAAAGACAAATTCACCAGCGTGTGATGATGCGTCACCAAATGTAAATTTGAGTTTGTCACCATCTGTTGATACTGTAAAAACATTTTCTTCGGAGTTTGCTTGTGCTTGAAAGTTTAATCTTTGGACGTCTGGCATAGTAGGCTTGAGTGTAACATGCCAATTGACTCCTCTAAATTTAACTGACTTTAATTTTTCATTCACTATCTCAGCATTCATAAATCGATAATCATTTTTGAAATCCTTGTTGTCATTTTCAAAATGCAAGCCAACTGGCACTGTTTCGCCATTACGTTCTTGAGTGTTTATTGTTATCTCGGCGTTGTCTTTGTAAACAGGAAGTTTAAGTAAGATGTCAAGTTTTGACAAATTAGGCATTCCAAAAGTGCCTTGGAACTGACTAACTGGTTTTCCAAATGATGCTTTTACAACCACTGATCTATCTTCAGCCATTGCATCAAGCTCTGTTGTTTTATCATCGCCAACAATTTTAACAAGGTCAATGAAACCTAATGAATGTGTATGCTGTACGATGTCATGTAGTGTATCTTTCATGTGTGTGTCTCCTAAGTGTTATTATAAGTGTAATTAGACCAAAAGTCAATTCATTTTGTGTTTTAGATTTGTTCAATTCTTGTTAGATGATCTTTGATGCTGGTTTTTTCGCCAGGTTTAGTAATAATTGCAAAAGAATAAAAACTTTCAATATGATAAAAACTTGTTGTTAGGTCTAGTTCGGATGCAAAAGTTTTAATTATGTTTTCATTGACATAGGTTATTTTATGGTCTACTACCGATCGCCATTCTGCTTCACCATCTCCATCACTGAAATGTATTAATGCTTGGCCACCTGGCCTTAGAACTGAATGTATTGATTCAATTAAATTTTTAATTTGCTCAATACTAATATAAGGCATAAAGTCTACAGAAATAAGTGTTCCTATTTGATTGTATGGCACATATCTATCTCTTATGTGTCCGGTAAATTCTAAAGGCTTTGCCCTAAACATGTTTGGGTTGGATTCACCTTTTTTTGATAATGCACTAAGAACGTAATTTTTAATTTTTTGATCATCAAAAACATTAGTGCAAACATAAACAAGATGTGATCTTACAGCATGTTCTACATACTTCAAATCATTTGCACAAAGGAAGCACCAAGGATATCTCCAATCGGTTTGTTTAACACACCAATTTTTAATAAAATTTTTTACAGAATCAGGATGCTTATGTTTAAGTCTTCTGACATAAGCACTGGTAAATCCATATAGTTGTGACTTGCCTTGGTCTTTAACTAAAGCTGTAATTTTTGACTCTGTAGATTCAATTAGATCTCTAGCAACATTTATTGAATCTTGTATTTCATTTTTTAAGCCTATAAAGTCTTCTTCACAAGCATTGGATAATACTTCGATCGCATGTTTTATTTGCCTCCTTGAGACCATTAACTTTTTTTAACTCTTTCTCTTAGTTCGGTTGAGGAGAAAGAATGTTTTCTTGAATTGTAATATATTGGGCATAATCCTTTTCCTGTATGATCAATATCTTTATACTCTTCACCAACAATTCTTACATCCGGTTTGATCAGCAACACAATATCTATAATATCTTGCTCAGTGCTAAAAGGAATAATCATATCTACATATGATACTGAACTTATTTGCACCCATCTTTCAAACATTGACTGGACTGGTGCTTGTTTTTGTTTCCTGTCCTGAGTTGGATTCGCTAGTAGACCAACTATAAGAAAGTCACATCTTGATTTAGCCTCGGCTAACATAGACGTATGGCCTGCATGTAGTAGATCAAAAGTTGAACAAGTAAAGCCTATACGTTTTCCTTGTTTTCTTATATTTTCAATTTCTAATAGATTCATATAACTGCTCTATTTGATTTGTTACATAGTCTTTGGATGGATGATACTTGTACATTCGTATCCAATGACTCATTTCTAAAATGGTAAGTTCCATCTTAATATCATTATATTTTCCTATAATATCTTTATAAGTTTCCATGTTACCATATCTTTTTAAAGATGTCAATAATTTAGATATATCTAATAACCAAGAAGAGTAAACATTTGGAAGATATATTGGATCAATATAATAAATTGTATTATTCTTACACAAAATGTTATCAACACTAGTGTCACCGTGACAAAAGCTTTTGTGTTTGTTGTAAAACTGTGAATGTTTATCCATAATTAAAAGATACTTACTATCAAATCCATGTGATCTTACTCTATCGATATAAGTTGAAAAATCTGGTATGTCTTTATGAATATAATTTTTATTGTTTTCCAACTGTCTTACAACAACATCGTAATCTACTCTTGAATTATTATCAATAAATTCTAATGATATTGTCTGTGCCGTGACATTTAAAACATTTGGCGTTTTAAGAGAACTTGATCTAGCAAATTTATACCACTGTGCAACAGAGTCTGTGTTCTCCGCAGTTTTATGAACAATATCTCCATCCCTATAAATTTTAGCACCTGATAGCCCGCCTTTAGTGTCACCTACATTATACATAATATCTTTTATGCAAATAATTTATCAAATGTATTGTCGGCTTCCGAAGCCCCCAGATCCCAATCAAGCACGCCAATCAGATTGTCAAGTTTTTTGTTTATTAGTGTTGACTCCATTTCGTCATCTGCAAATGGCAACTCTTTGAACCATTCTGGAATACGCAATTCATCTGTTGGATATGCAATTGAAGTATATCCCATAGGATTATCTTTGAGTTTACACACGATGCATTTTTGGCCATCAATAATGTCCATGGAGTATCTATCATTGTAAACTTTTTTTAGAGTGTTCCAGTTTATAGCCGCTCTTACATGTCCAGGCATGTTTACTTTGCCTTTACGTTTTTCACGAGAATGATACTCTGTTAGTTTGTTAACACGTCTTGGCGATCCTTTTTCCCATCCAGGCATTTTTTTAAACTCCAATCTAAAGTCTGCTATGAAGTCCATTACCTCTTCTTCATTTGCTCCAGTGAGCACTTTGTCTAATACGTTAGATAAAAAGTCCTGTATGTATGCAGGAGTATCAGAACGTTTTAAATCTAGTCCCATTGCTTTTATTTTATCCACTGGCTCACCTTCAAGATCATAAATTTTCATTGCATATCTTTTCTTGGTTATGAACAATCCTTTTGACCCAACCGCTTCTCTACCTGCCGCAATAAGTTTGCCATATGAGGAAGGACAATTGAAAGCCTGATCCATGTATTTTGGAAAGGATTTGTTTACTTCTTCAGCAACTGAATCATACAATTGCACCACTGACTCAGATGTCCAAGGTACATCTCCTGAATCTATGTCTGTTTTTAAAGGCTTGTATGCACTAAAATATACAGAATCTGTGTCTCCGTAAATTATTGACTGTCCACGATAATCATAATCGCCACATATGATTTCATTTGTTTTCGAAGCCATGTGCTTAGTAATACATCTTCCTGTTAGTGTGGTTGATTGCCCAATCCTTGTATCAAAGAATCTGCAACCTGGATTTAGTATTGCACCATATAAACTATTCAAATTAATTTTTTTCACAAGTTGTCTTTTGTCCCAAAACGCTGTTTCAGTTTTGTTGCCTGCATCGATTGCCTTTTTCCTTTTGGCTTGTAATTCTTTACGTTCAGAGTACCATCTCTCTAACAGTCCGGGGATCACGCCGGCAAATTCATGTGTGAATATTGTACCATTTGCAGAAAGCATCCAAGGTTGATCATTGTTAAAAATAAGTTCATAAACTTCTGCCGCACTTAGAATATTTGACTCACCAGTCTCCCAATCAATTGTAATACTTTGTGCTCTGTCTTTTCTCATCACTGCTTGATATTCCAGTGATCCAAATTCTCCTTCCCATGCTCCTGCAAATGACTTTTTTTCAACAGTCATCCTTTCTTCAATTGTAGATTCTGTAAGTGTCTGACGCAACTGTCCAACAATAGTTTCAGGGGCCATGTTCAACGCTCGAATCACAGATGGATACAGTGAATTGATATCAATTGACCCAATCCAATCTTGTAGTCCCTTTTTAGGATATGCCACATATGCTCCTGCGGCTGGATCCGAGCCAGGTTCACGTCTTACTCTGTCAGGCACAACCATGCCACGCCTGTGTGCTTCATTTATGATGCCTTGTTCTGTAACAGCAACAGCACCCATTGTTGTTTGTATCAACACTGTGTTCTGATGTGCAAGTTCATTGGACAGTGCTATAAATTTAAGTTTGTCATCTAGTCTGCCTAACAATGCAACGTCTTGTCTGTTGTACTCAATGAATTTTACAAAGTCTTGATTGTACAGTTGATCCAATGTGCCTTCATATGGTGTTTTCTGTTCACCAAGTTCCATTTTTGAAATGAAGTCCAAAGCATATGAATGACGTTCTTCATATGTATATTTCCTATACAACTGCATGTAATCTAAATGCACTCTGCCAATTATATCATATGTAACTTCTTCATTGCCAAATCTTTCAAATGTTCTTTTGCGTGGCAACGTATTCCATAAACACAATCTTCTTGTGTCATCTTTGCTCATTACTTTGGATATTCTATTGACTGTATATGGAATATCAAAGCCTTCGGAGTTCCAACCACTGAGCACATCTGCGTCTTCTATCAATCCAATAAATTTGTCTAACATGTCCGCTTCGGAGTCGCACAACATTGTGTTTTCAAATGTTTGTTCTATCACTTCTGGATTTGGGAAGTCTTTTGGGGGAATAGCAAGTGATATCAATTGATCCAACCATTGCAAATATACTGTTATGGAAATAATTGGTGCCCATGCATCTGCAGGTTTGGCATAGCCTTTTGCTGGATCGAAGTCAACTTCTATATCAAAAAATGCAACCTGTAGTTCCGGAGCATCTTTGTTAAGATAGTTTTCCTCAAGACATCTGAATATAGGATTTATATCTGATTCATATAACTTTTTTCCAGACTGCATGTGTATTTCACGTTTGAATTCTTTGCCTGACTTAGTTGCTATTCTTGATACAGGCGTGCCATACACAGATTTAAATTTACCTTTTGGATCATCATAGTATGCAACATAACGTGCAGGATATTCAATGTATTTTCTTGCACCCGCAACACGTTCCACTACTGAGATTTTGTCTGTGTCACGATCAAATAGTGCATCAACATAACTCATTGTATTAAATGTTCCAATTGTTTGGCCACTTGTTTGTTTCCCTCCATATCCATGTGATTTATCTTTCCTTGATTCATGACCCAAATTTTATTAAAGTTATTTTCAATCTTTTCTATCCACTTCGTGGAAATCATTTTATCAAGATCTTCTCTCATGGTGAAATGTATTGCATTTGGTATCTCCAAAAGTTTATCTAAAAATAGTTCAAACACCATATATTCATATTTTGGATCACTATACTTACTGAGATAGTCAAACACAAATTGCATTTCTTCATTTCTGTGCCTGTGATATTCTATATCTCCATAGATCCAATCAGTGTGTGCTCTTTCCTTTTTTTTGTAATGCACTGGATGATGTGGTGTGTACAAAGCACATGGATTGCTATGACAAACAATTATTTTATCCCAATTCATATTTTTCATGCCAAGATACTGCATGTATAATTTTGCCTCTGACACTCCTTTTTGAGCAAAATTATTTTCTTGTTCAACTCCAAGCATTGAAGGCCATCCTTCATTGTCAATTGCAAAACTATGGCCGATCACTGCTAGTTTCATATTTTACGCCTTTTTTGCAACAGCTAACAGTTCTTCAAGTTCTTCTATGTCTTGTTTTTCTGCCTCCAATGATTCTTTGAATGCAACAGATATTGCTTTTGTTAGTAGTGCTGGTTTTATTTCTAGTTCCTCTGCAACTGCTTTTACGGTGTCACGTAAACCTTCTGATAAGTCTTTAACTTCTTGTTTTACCTTTATGCCGCTTTCAATGACATGTTGCACTTTTGCTTGTTCTTCTGTGTTAAGTGTTTTCATAAGGATCTCCTTAACACATTATAAAATAAAAAATTATTTTTGTCTATTGTTTTGTTTAGGGAATCTTACTATGTAGTCGAAATATCGTTTTGGTGGTTTATTTTTGTTTAAGGCGATGCCTCTTGATCCAGGTGATTGTGGATCCTTAAGTTGGTTTCTAAAATCTATGCCAAGTTCAATCAGTTTCATTTTGCTCCTCGACCACAACAGATGGACTTTTTACATGCACTGGCCCTATTTCATGCCCATTCGAGTCATCAACATTGAATTGTTCTGGTTTATCTTGCTCCCATTGTGTAAAATATGAATCGTCTGTAATGGTGTCTTCTCTTGTGTTTTCAACTGTGTAAAAGTTTTGATCTATTAAGTAACCTGGATTTTTGGTTAGTCTCTCTTCCATAAAAGCATCATCATACCAAATTGTTCTATTGTTTGGATATGCAAAAAATGTTCCTTCGTCCATTCTAAACATATGGGCACATTTGTGTTCTGGATCCTCAGAAAAGTTTGTGTCTAGCATAGATGCTTTGTCTTCCCATCCGAAATCAATGGTAAACATGTAGGTGCCTTTTCTCTTGGTACCATGCCAATCCACAAGTTCAGCACGGCAGTTTGCTAGTCTGTTTCTTCTTTGCACACTTACATATGAGCTAAAACAGTCCCAATACATGTGAATATTCAACGGATGTTTGGGAGCATCTTTTTTCCACACAAACGAATTGATGGGGCGTCTGGTCCAGTTTACTCCGTTGGGCAACAAACATTCGAATAATATTGCTCTGCGTTCCATACAGTTGGTAGTGTGTACATCACAAAAAGTAAAGTCACCATGTCCTTTCGTATGGTTGTACAGATATTCGTCCCTAATGTATGCACTGAACGGCGGGATATTATGATTTAGATAGGCCAATTACCAGTTCCTACATGACCAATATCTTGCTTTGGTCTTTGGGCCTGGGTTGTCACAGTTGTGTCTGGCTCTGAATGATCTACGTCTTGCAGGATTGGATTTCCTTATTTTCATTGTTTTTTCGCCGCGTTTTTTAGCACTGGTTCCGCCATGGCCAAAATTAACTTTTTTAATATTGCCTGTTTTGGGGTCTTTAACATAAACTTTAAATTTTGCAACATCACCTCGCATAGGCTTGTTTAACTTAACTTTTCTGCCTTGATATTCGGCCTCTAAAGTGTTTAAAAGTTTGCCTGCGATTTCGTCTGTGTACACAAGGATGTTATCACCATGCACTTCTATAATAGGCGTATCGATTGCCAGTGCATCACCAAATTCGAATGTCAAAATGTCACCTACCACTGGATTTTGTATTTGATATTTTACTTCGTCAAAGTTCATTTTTTAGCCTCAACAATATTTATTACATCTTGTACAGTGACTATTTTTTCTACTTCACTGTCATCTATATCTACGCCTAGTTCCTTTTCAA